CCCTCCATGCGGTCGGCATCGCCCAGCGAAAGCTCATCATCGTTAAACACCCGCATTTTCAGCAGGAAATAACCTGTCGAGGTGTCCCTCATCCCTTCAGGAACGTGCTGGTTGCCAATCTTGGCTTCCTTCACTTCCCCGGCGTAGGTGTTGAACCCGACAAAATCGCCAATCTTAACCCACGGTCCCTGCGTAAAGCGCTCGGGGTCATAGGCGTGCGGACCTAGCTTTGCAACGCGCCCTACTGTCCCAGCCATCGTCGCGTCATCGCGAACCGTGTCAGGCAACAGCAAACCGCCATCTGTCTTTGTTTCGACGTGCGGAAGCACGACAAGAACTTTCCAACCCAAAGGGGTCGGCAAGAAGGGCGCGATCACTTCAGGATCGGGCCACACTAGCCGTTGGCTCATTCAGTTTTCCTCGTTGAGAATAGGGGACTGTCGCTCAGTCTTCTTCGGTGCGAACAATCAGCCGCAACGCGTCAGTCCAGTCTTGGATACACGCATCTACCGTCAGCAGCGTATATTTCGCTGCTATCAGCTCTTCGTGCGTCATGTTGGGGGCATTCTTCAGCAGCTTCTTTTCAGCTGCCGCCCGGCGCTCCCTGAACCGCTCTAGCGCATGATCGTGCGCGTCCTTAATCATCTAAGCATCTGAGGCGCTGCCATACGCAACGCCTGTGCAGTCAGATGAAACGGCGACCCCTGCCCCGCGTCCTTCAGTTCCGCAAGGAACCGTAGGCTTTCACGCAAGCTGAAGTCTGTAACAACCCCGTGCAACTCTTGTGCGGCCATCGCTAACGTGGCCGCGCTCACACCCCGTATGTTGTGCTTCTGCAAAACCGCTCGGGCCATATCGGTCGGCGTCATCGCAAGCTCCAACTGTTGCACGGGAAAAGAAAACCCCCACAGCATGAGGTGCCTGCGGGGGTTCCCTAAGAAGAATCAACGGCGGCACTAGGCCGCGCGTACCATATAAATACCTTTTACTAGACCCCATTGCAATACATCTTGGGTTATTTTTTAGGCTTTTGTTTTGCAGCGCGGTCCTCACGCTTAATTTTAGCCGCTGACTCCGCATCCTTTCGCACCTGATCTGCCTGCGCAATCGCTGCCTCTAGCTCGATCTGCGCTTGCGCCTCAGTGTCCTTGCGTTGGGCGTCCGCTTGCGCTTGAGCGGCTTTGATCTGGATTTCAGCTTCAGCCTGCCCTTGCTTGATCTGTGCGCTTGCCTGCGCCTGTTGAGCCTTCAACTCCATGTCAGCCTGAACCTGCTGCATCGCCTGCTCTTGCGCCATCATCGCCGCTTCTGCCTCTGGATCAACCTGCTCGCCCTGTTGCTCGATCTGCTGTTGCTGCTGCTGCATCATCAGCATGGCAACCGCTGCACTGATCTGACGCTCCATTTCAGGGTCAATGCCGTTGAACTTCTGATACTCGCTCGGCGTCATGTCTGGCGGTGGCAATGGCACGCCCAATTGCTGCGAAATCTCAACACGCGCCTTGAACGAGTAATGCTCGGCCATATGAGCCAAGTACGGCCCTTCCATCTGGCTCTGGAACTGCTCGGGCAGATTCATAAACCAAGCTTCATGCGCCGCCATATGGTCATCATGGCCCTGATCTATGAACGCCATTACTGGCAAACCACGCATCATAGCGTCATGCTCGCTCACTACATCCAGTCGCGGCACCTTGTCCTGGTCGGACAGGAACTCGTCAGGGTTATCGTACCCAATCACCCGCAAACCTTCTTCGGCCAAATACCGCTGGTCAAACAAGTCAGGGAACTGGCCAGCCAAGTCCAACGTGGCCTGATAGCGCGCATGGCGCTGCGTTTCGCTGAAGATATTAGGGTCAGAAACCGGAACAATCGTAACAGCCCCGGCAAAGTCTTCCGCAAACACACGGCGCTCGTCACCCTTGATGTTGTACGGATACCCCGCGCCCATATCATCAACGATAAACTCACGGTTCAAACGCTGCAAAATGCGCAACTGGTGGCCTACGGAGCGGTGTGTGCGCTGGTGAATCTGGCTGAATACCTTATGGCCCTGCTCAATCCGCGCCAGCATGGTCCCAACTGCCGTATTCCCTGTGTCACCACCCGTCATGGCCTCGGTCGTGGACATGAAATCACGGCCCGTATCAACCAACATACCCATCAACGAAATCAAAGCGCTGCTCGGCTCGTTGAACGGCAATGGCACAATGCCTTTGTTCAGGTCTTCAGCGTCTACCTCAACCTGTAAGAACTCGCCCGGTCGCGGTGTCCAGTTTTCGCCGCCCATCTTCGCATCACGGGCAATAAACCCGCTGGGCATGTTGTTCCGGTGCGCTGCATCCAGCACAGAGCGCAAAGCCCCGGTCGCTGCCTTCTGCAAATCACCGATCAAATGCAGCAGCCCAAATCCGTAAAACCCTGCGCCGGGCATGTATTTGAAGTGCGTGAAATACTCAATCGGGCGATGGTACTGGTCTTCTTCGCGCCAATTCCGCTTAATCCGCAAAACCTTGTGGCTGTTCTTGTCCAAGTGGACAATGTACGGCTTGGTTCCGTCAAAGATGCTGTCCCGCTCGTCACCGTCCAGCCCCGGTATGCTCAAGCGCGCATGGACTTCGTAAACGTAGTAAATGTCTTCCAGATACTCTGATACAGCCGACTCGCGCCCGTCCAGCTGGTCTAGCGCGTCTGACAGTGTGCTAGAGCCAACATCATCCGCCCCGCCTGTATGCGGCACAGGATCAACGTCAGCAAAATACCCTTGGTCAATCAGCTGGTACATGCGCCAACCGGGATACTTCAGCACAACCGTTGCGCGGCTTGCGTCCGCTAGGCTCTCCGCGTGATACGGCACGATCATGTCATCAGCCATAATCATGCGCAGGCTGGGGCGCTGCTTCGCATCATCATAGAAAATCTTGGTAAACGCGGACCCCTGCAACGGAAGCCAGAACAACAGCTTGTCCATCTCCTCGTAGGCTTCAGGCATCTCTACCGTGAACTGGTAATTCAAGAACTCCGCAACACGCTCGGCGCGCTCTCGGTCCTCTGGCGAAGCCTCACCCGGCACCTGACACTTTGCAGGGCCAGCAGCCGGGAAATTTTCAGCCATTGCACGGGCCTGAAACTGCACAACCCCTTGCGTTATCATGGGGTGATTTACCCGGCTTGCCCATTCGGGCAGCATGTCCAAGCCTTCTTCGTTGCTTGTCTCGGCCTTTGCGCCATCGGTCATTGGGCTATCAAGCGCGCCAAGCGTTTCAATGCCTCGCACAATCCGGTTTTGCCAGTCCTCGCGCGTGTCTTCGTCGGCCTCGATGGACTCTATCAAGTCGCTGCCGATACGCTGCAACACGTCGTCATCAAGGTACTCAGCAAGGTTAGCGTCAAACGGCGCTGCGCTCGCGTCCGTCATTTCATTGGGATCCACAAACTCGATCCCGCCATCAGGCAGGTCAATCGGAATGCGTGCTACGTTTTCATTCATGGTTCTTATCCGTATAAAGGGCCGCTATTCACGCGGCTCGGGGCTTCTGGTTTCTCGTCGTCTGTTGCCGTCAGATCGTGCCTACGGTTGCGGATAAACCGCCAAGCCTGAGTGCATGTATCGACGTAATCATCTGTGACCCCGTTGGGGAAAACGGCGCATTCGTCTACGACCTCGTTGGCCCAATTCGTTTCGGGCGCGTAGATCATGCCGCTCGCCAAGTACGCTTGGCATATGTAAGCGCGCTGCACCTTGTCCTTGGTCGGCATGACCGCCATCACAGGCAAGCCAGCGCGCCGGAACTCCTGCTTCAAAGGTCGTCCGTTGGACTTGTCCTCGATCAAAAACACATCGGGTCGGTGTGGATTGTACCAACGATCCCACATTTCTCGGGCCTGCTTGCGGACCTCGACGTAATCAACCTGCCCTCGCCATGCGTCCATCAAGAACACACGCGGCGCTTGATCGTCGGTGAAGGTCTTCTCAACCGCCCACACAGTACAAGCCGTGTAGCTGTTGCCGGCCACTTCCTTTTCACTCGCGGCCAAGTCCCACGACATCACAATGTAATCAATCTCAGGGACGTGCTTGGGCGAACCCGCCGGGAACCGTGACCACCATTTGCGCTTCAACATGCCGCCGCCAACCGGGATCGGCTTCTGCATGTACTGGGCCTCGAACATGAACGGATCAGCCTTACGCTGCGCCTTCAGGTCCGTCAGCCGTTGTTTTGCAGGCCAATAGCTTTTGGCGTGCTTGGTCCCGTCGTCAATGATTGCTGGTAACTGGATATGGTCGAACTCCACACCCAGCCGCCCTTCCAGCAGCCAATTCGATATGTCGTCCAAGTGCAACCGCTGCATAATCACAATGATCGGCGTCGTATCTGTAGCACGGCGCGACAACACAACCCGGCTCATGCGGGTCTTGGTGTTCTCCCGGTAAATCTGGCTGTTCATTTCGTCGGGCTTCTGCGGGTCATCAATCACAATTGCGCCCTCGAACTGCTCCGGTGCATCAGGGTCCAGCCTGCCAGCGCGAAAGCCGACCGGGTTTTGCCCAATGCCCATTGCCAGCAATCCACCTGCGCGCTTGCCATCCTCCATCAGATTCCAGCGCTGCTTGGCGGTCGTGTCCTTACTCATGGAAACCGTCGGATACATGGCCCGAAAGTCCTCATGGTTGAATATGTCTCGTATGTATTCCGAATTGTTGTTCGCAAGGTCCGGCGAACTGGTCAGGTGCATGAACCGGGCGCGGCTGTTCAGGGCCAGATAGTACGATATGAACCCTGTAACGCTCAGCTCGGTCTTACCCCCACCGGGCGGCATGTTGATTAACAAATTCTGGTGCTTGCCCTCCGCTACGTCCATCAACGCGTCAGCAAGCCAGACGTGGTGACTGTTCAGGTCGTAGCGCGTCCCCACCCGCTGCCGGACCCAATACGCAGTCCAAAGCAACAAATCGCTCTCGATGCTCAGCCGCAGGGCTGCGCGGTCCTCGTCGTTCAACGACGCGGCACCC